GATGTATTAGCAATATTAACCATTTCATTTCTAGCATCTTTACCTAAAAATTCTATAGTTTCTGATACACGTTTCCAATACAATCTTCTAAAAGCAGGTGATCTAGATAACTTATTTGTTTGTAATGACATTAATACTTGGAAAGCATTGTTGATTGTTTTTTCGTATAGTCCTTCTACTTTAAATGTTGGATCAACAAAACCTCTAGTTATACTTGGTAGTTCATCATAATAAGTTCCTATAAAAGAATTAACTAAATCATCTTGTGCTTCTTTAAACAATGGTGCAACTATTTTTAAATCTTCATCTGTTATTTTGCCTTTTATGTAATCATCTGCAATTTGTTCAAAATCTTTATCGCCTATTTTCTTTTTAACTTTATCTGCTTTAGCTTTGCTTTTAGCAATAGCAGCAGTTGCAAAGAAATCCATTTGTTTACCATTAGTAGTTACAAACTTACCTTTGTTAGCTACCATTTCTAATAATTGCTGACTAGCAGAATCTTGTACCCAGTTCAAAGCACTTGTTGCTTCATCTGCAACTACTTTGCCACCAAGTCCTTGATTTACATTTGCTCTAAGATAATATACATACTCTAATGCAACCTCATCAGACTGTAATGCTTTATGAAATGGGTGTGATTGTTCTCCTACAACTTTTTCTAATCTTTCTCGTAAATCTTTATTTTTTAATCTATCTGCAAGTAATCTAAATTCTTGTTGTTTCTGTAATGGTGTTAAAGCAGATGCTTCTATTCTTGCAATATCTACAGCAACATCATCATTTATCATTTGATATATAGTTCTAATAACTGCTGGGTTGTAATCTGCTTCTCCTTTACCAACAGTTCTCCATCTACCAGGATTAACTACTTTTCTTCTCATAGTTCTAACATTGTTTAATCCTGTCAAAGCATCATTGTGTGCTAAGTCTGATGCAAAAGAACCACCTGCTGCTTCACCTGGCAACAAAGGATCAACACCTTTTCTTAACTTACCACCATCTTCTGCACCAACAGAACGACCAAACATTCTAGCTACTATCTGTATAGGTGCTAGTGGTGCAAACGATAGACCTCTTGATACAAGTCGTAACTGTTCTTCGCCAATAACTTTTACAGTCCAAGCAGGTTTTAATAAAGCAAGTGGTTTAAATATGTCAGAGTTGTACCAATCTAGGAATTGTATAAATGATTCTGATTTTTCTCCCCCTATTTGATCTACAAGTTTTGTCATATTGCCTTGTAAGTTTTTTGTCATCTGATTAGATGCTTTTATTACTTTATTTAGTTCTGGTAAATATATTGTGTTGTTTATTTGTGTGCTAAATAAAGCTCTTGAAACACTATTAGCATCTTCAGGGCTAACACCATTAGCTTTTAAAACTTCGTTAATTGGAAATTTATTGCCCTGACCATCTATGCCATAAACACCTTTGTTCATATTTGCTGCTATTTCTGCATCATCAGAAAATTGCCTAGATATTTTAGTAGCTTGTTTTGCTACTGATTCCTTAACACCTGAATCTATTAGAGCTTTATAAAAATCTCCTTCAAGCCAATCTGCTACAACTCTATTTAAACTTGCACCTATGTCGCCACCTTTACCATAAGCATCTATTGCATTGTTTAATAATTTATTTGCTAAGTTAGTGCCTTCTGTTGATTCTTTTAAGAATGCTTTAGATTGCAAACCAAATCTATATAAATCTTGTAATGCAGAAGCAGGGTCATTAGCATCTACTAATCTACCAAAAGAAGGAGCAAAATATAATTGCAATCGTTTTTGTAATCCATTACCTCTAATAACTTCTGGTACATACATATTAGATGCTTCTATAAGCCTTGCCGATCCAACACCTTCTGCTTTATCTAAACCATCTTTAATTACTTTTTGTGATAAAAAGTTATCTAGTGCTACTTCTGCTCGTTTGTCATAGGTAGTTAAATTTTCATCTTTAATTAATTTTTTAAGGTCTGCATAAAAATTAGCATCTGTAATAGATTGTTTAGTACGAGTTATTATTTCAAAAGGATTGTCTGCATTTTCAAATAATAACTTTTTAAAATCTTTACCTTTACTACCTGCAAGATATTGTTGTAATGTTGGTCCGTGAAATGTACTTCTTATACCTTTAGTAATTACACCTGCATCATCTAATACTTCTGTAACCTTAAACATTTTACTTGCTTGTCTTGCTTGACCTACACCTAGTGTTACCCAGTTTTCTGGTGATGCTATTTGAAAGCCAAAGTCTAATGCACCAGTAGCAAACTGTGCTTGTTTAGTACCTGGTTCGTATAGTTCATATCCACCTAATTCCTGAAATATTTTTCTACCAGGAGATACAGATGGATTAAGTCCTGCGTTTTTAAATTGCTGACCTAACTCACCTTGAAACTGTACAATGTTTTCTGCTGTTTCTCTAGCTTCTACATCTATTTGTTCACCTAGTACATTATCTAATACATATTGTCTTGCTTGTATTGGGTCATAACCTGATGCAACTAATCTTTTGTATTCATCTGTATCAGAAGGATCAGTAGATAGTTTTAGCCAACCTCTACCTAGGTCAAAGTTTTCACCAGACCTAATTGCTTCTAACATTCTTGGTGTTCTTAATGTTCCCTTAACTGCTTGTTTATAAGCATCACTAAATGACATATCTGGGTTTTGATCTTGTAATTCCTCTGCTCTAGCTAATGCAGGAAATATAGCTTCGTATATATCTACAAAACCAGTAACAGCACCTCTAACTGTAGGTTTAAGTATATTGTCTATAGGACTTCCTATGGTTTGAAAAAATGTATTGTTTTTAACTTTTTGAGCTAATGGGTTTTCTCCAACGAACCTTTTTATTTTATTAAACTGTGTTTCTCTTTGTAGTTCTATTTTCTTAGCAATATCAGTTAATCTGTTGTCATTAAAACCTAAACCCATTTTTGCAGCAGCAGCAATAACACTAGCTGGTAAATTAGGATAAGAGTTTGCAATACTTGCAGCTCTTTCTGCTTCTTCTTGTGATACTACTGGAGATAAATCTTGTTTAGTTTTTAATTCCTGTTGGAAGTTGTCATCAAACAAGTCATCATCAAAACCAAAATTTTTAATGACCATTAGTCAAAATCCACCAACTGAAGTAATGCAGTATCACCTGTCATAGCATACATTTGATATAACAAATCATTTACATTTTGTTGTGGTGGTTGCACAGGTCCTGGTCCTGGACCAAAATCTAATCCTGCTGTTACAGGTTCTGTTGGTCTTTGTGTTGAACCAAATACATCTACATTTGGCATAAGTCTAGGTTGTGCCTGTGGCATTGAATCTTTAGGTAATGGTGCAGCCTGTTGTTGTTCTGTTAGTGCTTTTTGTTCTCCATATTCTACGCCAGGTATTCTACGAACAGCTTGTGTGTTATCGGTAAAATTTCTTGCAGCAGGTGGTACATTTAAAGCTCTCCTATTAGTACCTCTATTGCTATTACTCCTCGTTGCCATCTTGCTCCTCATCATCATAAAACATAAATGTAGAACTTATAATCATATAGCCAAAAGGAAAAGTTAAAGGTGGCATTTGATCTGTAAACATTTTAGGTTGAAATACTTCTTCTTCTAATAAAATATCATCACACAACTCATCAACATCAAATAAAGAATTATGTACAATATCTGCAAAGTCGCTATTTATATTCATTATCCACCCATACCTTGTAATAACTGTGCTATGCCTGGTGGAGCACCCTGTGGTGGTAGGGAAGCTCCTCCAAGCAATTCTTGTTCTGCTTCAGGTATTGCAGGTTCTTCTGCTGTGTAAAACTTATCTAAAATACTTTGCATATCATCAGGCTGTTTTCTTATTTGTATAACAGCCATAGTTGCTTTAGGATCGCCTTGTTGTGCCTGTGCTAGTAAAGAATCAAATAAAACTTTTTCTGCTTTTTCTTTTGTAATTCTACTGTTTACAGTTGTAAGGTTATCTAACCCATCAAGGTTTTCTTGTAATGTTTGTGTGTCTATGATACCTGCCTGTAATAATTGCAGCCCTGTTACTATTTTTTGTGGCTCATCATATCCAGCCATAGCACCATAAACTCTGCGTGTCTTGTATGCACCTTGTATATCTTTTGCTGGGTCATACTTCTCGCTAAAGAACTGATTGTTGTAATAACCAGATAAGTCTTTAGCTTGACCACCATACATTTTCTGATCCCACTCTAATCTCTTAGCATCAATCATCTCTATAGCATCAGCCATAACTGTATGATATTCTCTAATCATTAGTGACATACTTGCACCTAATTCTTCTAATCCTCTACCTGTTGCAAAGCTAAGTGGGCTTTGTGAATCATCAGATACAGGATAAGAACCACCAACTCGTAGTTGTCGTTCTATTCTGTCTATTTGTTGAAAGATTTGATAAGGTACATTTGATGCAGGTTTACTGACTTGTGTACCTGGAGCTAGATAGTTTACAGCAAATCTACCTTTACGATACTGTCCTGATTCTATTTCACCAGATATGTTTGTTTCTGTAAATACTGCATCTTCCATAGCTATTATTGACATCACATTAATTTTTGCCATAGAAGCCATAAGTCCTATGATTTGGTCATACTGTCCTTGTAATCTGTCAAATGCAAATTTCTTTGCTACTACAAAAGCAGGACCACTATCTAGTGGGTTTGGTATAAAATCAAGAATAGTTGCAGAGGTCATATGAAAAATGTATGTACCTTCTTCGTTATAATACTCTGCTACTAAGTCACCTTCGCCATTTGAGTTAGCCCAAGAACCATTGTAAGAATCTGTATAAGCAGAAGCATAAGCATTACCAATACCTAGTGCATTAGTCTCATAGCCATCTTTAGCCATAATTTTTTCTGCTGATTTAGGATAAGTTCTTGCAAGAGCTTCTTTAGGAACTCTACGAACAATAGCCATTTCTTTTGGTTGTTGGTCTGCACCAAAGTAACCAGGGAAACAGTTATAAGGGTCACGAAGTTCTGCACAAGGA